GCGTCTACGGAGAGAAGATGGAGGTCACGGGCGGTATTGATCTGCGCACTGTCCCCGATGACCAGTTGCGGGAGCGAGCGGAAGCCTTGTTGGCCGTCATGACAGGGGCCACGACTACTGTGAAGGCGACTGCGCAATGATGGCCGAGGCGCTTGACCTATCTCGCCTGACACAGGCCCAGCGCCTGGAACTGGTGGCCATCACAAACGAGATCCAGCGCCGATCAGGACAGCGCCTGATTGCGACCATGTTCCCTGATAGCGGCCCGCTGCGCAGGGAGCTTTATCCGAAACATCTGCAATTCTTCGGGCTTGGCCGCGAGTTCAGCGAGCGAGTCTTTTTGGCCGGCAACCGTGTCGGAAAGACTGTCGCAGCCGGAACGGAATGGGCGTACCACCTGACCGGCATGTACCCGCATTGGTGGGATGGCAAGGTGTTCACCAGGCCCATCACGCTGCTGGCAAGCGGAGACACGCACGAAACCACGCGAGACATCCTGCAGGACAAGCTGCTTGGCACCGATGATCGGGACAGGCCCGAACGCATTGGAACCGGGCTGATCCCGGGAGAACGCATCAAGTCCTGGGTGCCGCGCGTGCACGTCAAGGGCGCCATCGAAAAAGTCATCGTGAAGCACGTCAGCGGCGGCGGCGACATCAGCAACGCTGGCGAGAGCGAGCTTTGGCTACGGTCATACGAACAGGGCCGAAAGATATTCCAGGGCTTCGAGCTAGATGGATTCTGGCCTGACGAGGAATGCCCGCAGGACGTTTACGACGAAGGCCAAGTTCGCCTGATGACCACACGCGGCATCAGCACGCTGACGTTCACTCCGCTGCAAGGATTGACCGAACTGGTCCTCCATCTGCTGTCAGGCAACGAGATCGGCGGTCAGTCTGACCCCATCGTGCAGCGCGAGGCAGGCCGCGCAATCGTCATGTGTGGGTGGGATGACGTTCCTCACCTTGACGAGGAAGCCAAACGCCAGATGCTGGCCAAACTGCCTCCGCACCAACGCGACGCGCGAACGAAGGGTGTGCCATCGCTGGGCGCAGGAGCGATCTATCCGGTGCCAGAGGAAGACATCGTTGTCGACCCATTCGAGATCCCGGCGCACTGGCGTAGGGCCTATGGGCTGGATGTGGGGTGGAACCGAACGGCCGCCATCTTTGGCGCGCTGGACCCTGACGCCGACATCCTCTACATCTACAGCGAGCACTACAGAGGACAGGCTGAGCCCAGCATCCACGCAGAGGCGATCAAGGCCCGCGGCGAATGGATGCAAGGCGCGATTGATCCTGCCAGCCGTGGCCGGTCGCAGACGGACGGCGAGCAACTGTTCTCCATGTACGAAGACCTTGGGCTGCACCTGCACCTGGCTGAGAACGCGGTCGAGGCAGGCATCTACGAGGTGTGGCAGCGATTGAGTACCGGCCGGCTCAAGGTGTTTCGATCCTGCGGCAACTGGCTGTCTGAGTACCGAATCTACCGCCGCGACGACAAGGGCAAGGTGGTGAAGACCAACGACCACGCCATGGACGGGACGCGCTACTTGGTGATGACTGGGTTGGGCGTTGCAAGGCCCGTTCCGGTCGAGAGGAATCACGCGCGCCGCGACCGCGACTGGCGCACAGCCTGAAGACAAGAGGACGACCATGCACCTGAACTCACTCATCGTCAGCGCCACCGGCCGCCCCATGCACAAGGTGGGCGACATTGCGCATGCCCAGTTCCGAACCGGCCAGTACCACGTCAGCATTGAATGGCTGTCCGAAGGCCGCGAGTGCGAGCCGGTGATGGCGATCTGGTCGCCGACCAGCATGAGCGGAGGCGTGTTCGCCATTGCGCTGTCGAGCATCGGCAAGTACGCCGACCCAAGCGGCAACCCGACCCGGACGGCGTTTCTGGAGGCGTGGCGCGCACTGCCGACGCTGGGCCGGGCGCAGATCGACATCGAGGTCTACGCCCTGCTGGATGTGATCCTGCGCCACACGCCGGACCTGATCCGCTGCCCGCCAATGCCGCCGGCCGCGCGCCAGGCTGAAGCGCCGCCCCCGCTGCTGGAGGTCACAACCATGGTGGATGGCGTCAAGTCGAGCGAGGTGACGATCTGATGGCCCGCAACCACAAGAAGAAGCGCCTCGCCAAGGCCATGGAGTCGGCCGGCGCGATGACCGCACCCGAGATCCGCCCGAGTGCGACGAGCGAGGCGCAGCGCAAGCAAGACCTGTACGTGCGCCTGCGTTCGTGGTTCGAGCTGGAACTGATGCGCCAGCAGGTCAACCGCTTCCAGCAGGCGCTGGACTGCGACTACTACGACGGCATCCAGTGGCAGGCAGCCGAGGCCGCCAAGGTGCGCGCCCGTGGCCAGGCACCCATCGTCTACAACGAGGTGAAGCCTACGCTGGACTGGCTGATCGGCACCGAGCGCCGCACTCGGCGCGACTTCAAGGTGCTGGCCCGCTACAACAAGAGCCAGGAAGCCAGCGCCGACGCCGAGATCAAGACGCGCTACCTGAAGTACCTGGAGGACGTGCAGCGCGCCCCATTCGTGCGCAGCCAGGCCGTTGACGACCAGTTCAAGGCCGGTCTTGGCTGGCTGGAGGTTGGAGTCACGGCCGACCCCGAGGACGACCCGATCTACATGCGCGCCGAGTCGTGGCGCAACATGCTGCACGACAGCATCAGCGCCATCAACAGCCCGGACCCCAACGACTGGCGCTACCTGTTCCGCTTCAAGGAGGTGGATCTCGACATCGCCGAGCGCTACTTCCCGGACAACATCGAGGAACTGCAGCGCGCGTCGACCATGGGCGAGTGGCGCGGCCCGATGGACGAGGACTGGGCCGGCGCGTGGCCGGCTGGCAATGCCTCGCAGCCCGAAGGCCTGCCGATGCGCTGGATGGACTACAACCCGGACGCGGACGCCTGGAACCCGCGCCGCCGTGTCAGCCTGGTCGAGTGCTGGTATCGGGAGCCGACGCGCGAGACGACGGGGCAGGGCGCATCCTCGCAGGACCGCGTGCGCATGAAGGTCCGCGTGGCCATGTTCACCAAGCACGACCTGCTGATGGACATCGAGAGCCCCTACGCGCACAACCGCTTCCCGTTCGTGCCGCTGTGGTGCTACCGGCGCAAGAGCGATGGCATGCCCTATGGCGTCATCCGCAACGTGCGAGGCCCGCAGGACGGGCTGAACAAGCGCATGAGCAAGGCGCAGTTCCTGCTGTCGGTGAACCAGGCCGTGGTCGAGGAAGGCGCCATTGACGAAGCCGTGATGGACATGGAGGACATCCGCCACGAACTGGCCGCGCCGGACGGCATTGCCGTGTTCGCCAAGGGCGCGCTGTCGGGCCAGAAGGTGCAACTCCGAAACGGGCTGGACATTGCCCAAGGTCATCTGTCGTTGGCAGAGCAGGACCGCATGGCCATCCGCAGCGGCAGCGGCGTGACGGCCGAGAACCGTGGCATGTCGGCCAACGGCCAGTCAGGCAAGGCGATCATCGCCAAGCAGGACCAGGGCAGCATGGTGACTGCCGAGTGCTTCGACAACCTGATGCTGGCCCACCAGATGGAGGGCGAGCTGAAGGTGTCGCTGATCGAGCAGTACGTGACCGACGAGAAGACCTTCAGCGTCACGGGCGAGCGCTACAAGCTCGACTACTACACCATGAACGGCCGCGACCCGGTGACGGGCGTCATGGTCAACGACGTGACCGCGTTCAAGGCCGCGTTCGTCATCGGAGAGGCGCCTTGGCGTCAGGCGCTGGCCGAAGCCAACTTCGAGGCGGCCATGACGATGATGGGCCAACTGGCCCAGGCCGCGCCGCAGGTGGTGGTGAGCATTCTCGACCTGGTGTTCGAGTGGGGCGACTTCCCGAACAAGGCTGCGATCCTGCAGCGCATCCGCAGCGTCACGGGCGTGGCCGACCCCGACAAGGGCGAGACGCCGGAACAGCAGGCGGCGCAGAAGCAGAAGGCGGCCGTGGCCAAGGCGCAGTTCGAGGCGCAGATGGCGCAACTGCAGGCCACCATCGCCGAGGCGCAGGCCAAGGGCGAGAAGCTGTCGGCCGAGGCCATGGCCAAGCGGCTGGAAGCGCTCTACATGGCAGCCCAAGCCGCCCAGGTGCTGACGATGGCGCCGCAGATCGCGCCCGTGGCCGACGAACTGGCCCGCAGCGTGGGATTCAAGGACCAGGCCGGCGACGCGGCGCTGGGCGGCCCTGTGCCCACGCAGCAAACCCAACCCGTGCCGCAGCCGATGCAGGCTGACGGCGCTCTCGCTGGCGCTCAGGCCGGCATCGAATCGCCCGCGATCTCGGGCGTGGAACAAGGAGTGATCCAGTGACCAGCGACATCGAAGACAAGCCGGACGAGTCGGGCAGCGACGCCCAAGCGACTTTGCACTCTGACATCTTCCGCCTGGAGCACGCCCGCGCGCTGCGCGAGGTGGACGAGGCGACCAGCGCCCCGAGCTTCGAGCCCGGCAGCATCGAGCGCTTCGCTGACGCGGACGGCCGCACGATGGCCATCGTGGTGTCGTTCGGCGAGCTGTGCAAGCAGGCCGTGCCGGCATCGGCGGAAGGAGAAGACCATGGCCAAGAGTAACGTCAAGGCGCCGGTCCCGATGGACGACTGGCAGGTGCAAGACGACCTGCGCACGCTGGCCCGCGCCCGCGAGATCAAGCAAGACCCCAAGCGCATGGCCGCGGTGAAGAAGCTGGCCGAACAGCAGATGGTGGCCGCCGCGGCGACCGTGGCTGAAACCGAAGACAAGGACGACTGACATGCACAACATCACCAGCCCACGCACTGATGACGCCAGCATTGAACAAGAAATCCAATCCAAGGGCCTGACCGCGCCGCGCATCACGCCGGCTGACATCGAGGCGAACATCGCCAGCGAACACAGTTTCACCGCACACGAAGGTGTGATGGGTGCCACGGGAGGAACCGACGGCGGCCCGAGCGCGCTGTACCTGCTCACCTTCTACGTCCTCGTGCTGCGCAACGGCTTCACCGTCACCGGCGAATCGGCCTGCGCCAGCCCCGAGAACTTCGACGCCGAGGTGGGCCGAAAGATCGCCCGCGCCAACGCGATCAACAAGATCTGGCCTCTGATGGGTTACGAGCTGCGATCCAAGTTGGCCTCCAATCGCTGAAAGGAATCTTATGGGCACGAACATCCACCAAGGCATGCTGGCCGACATGGACCCTGATGAGCAGGAGCTGTTGAGCGGCCATCCCGCCAAGACCGAGACGCCGGCAGCCGCCGCGCCCGACACTGACGACGACGGCGAACCCATCACCGGCAACGTTGCCGGTGATGCCTCCGGCGAAGGAGGTGAAGCGGCAGAGAACGAGCAGAACGCTTCCGGCGAGAAGGAAGACGCCGCCGCGCCCACCGCTGACGAGGCCGCCGCCGCGCTGGCCGAGATGACGCCTGAGCCGGCTGCTTCGCCCGCAACGCCCAAGGCCTTCGAGGTGCCTGGCGACGACTTCGACGCCAAGCGCAAGGAACTGCAGACCCAGCGCAAGGACATCATCAAGCAGTGGGGTGACGGCGAACTGTCGGACGAGCAGTACGCCGCCAAGTTGGACGAACTGGACGGCCAGATCTACACCGTGATCCAGCAGCAGGCCAAGCAGCAGACCCTGGCCGAGATCAACGCGCAGCAGGCGCGCGAGGCGCAGGCGAAGCAGGAGCAGGCTGAAAACGCGGTGATGGTCGAGGTGGCCAAGGCGTCCAAGGCCTCCAACCAGATCGACTACGGCGCCGACGCCGACGCCTGCAAGGCATTCGATGCCGCGTTCAACGCCGCCAAGGCCGACTCCAAGAACGCTGGGCTGACGCTCAAGCAGATCGCCGAGCGCGCGCACCGCGGCGTGCTGGCCATGCGCGGCATCGAGCCGGTGACTGCGGCTCCCTCTCCTGCGCCGGCAGCCGTTCCGGCAAAGCCAAAGCCGCCCGCCCCGCCGACCACGCTGGGCACGATGCCGGCCGCTGCCGCCCAGGTCGTGGGCGACGCCTTCGATGAAACGTTCGACGCCATCGAAGATCCCGACGAGCGCGAGGCCAAGTGGGCATCGCTGTCCGCAGCGCAGCGACAGCAGCAACTGCGGCGCACGGTGCCCACCACGCGCGGGAGGCATTGACGCATGGACCGCCCAGGCGATGCGCTGCGATCACTGGTCATCGACATGGATGCCGGCGAGGCGCTGTGCGTGACCGTGCCGCCATCGGCAACGCACCAGGCGCAGACCGTGCGCGTGCAGATGCTGGCCAAGTCCGGCAAGCGTGCCAGGGTGCGCGTGCTGGCATCGCCTGTCGTGCAGGTGCACCGCACCGAGAAGGACGAAATCGCCGCGGCTGGTTGACAAGTCGCTTTTCGCATCTACGCTTTTCGCACAGTGGGCGCATGGTGCGCCCGTCAGCGCAGGACGTGCTGAGTTGCAACCTCCATTGGAGACGCACTCATGGCACGAACGACGATCCTGCCGACCGACCCCGGCGCAGTGAAGAAGTGGGAAACCGAAGTCTCGGTCGAGATGACCAAGAAGTCGGCGTTCACGAAGATGACCGGCGGCGAGAAGTCCGCGCTGCCGGTGGTCCGCAAGACCAGCCTGGAATCGGGCGCTGGCGACGAGGTGACGATGTACCTCATCGCCAAGCTGGTCGGCAAGCCGCGTGAAGGCAGCGAGAAGCTGGCAGGCTTCGAGGACAAGCTGAACCACCACACCGACAAGCTGCGCATCGACAAGCACCGCAAGGCCGTCAACGTCGGCGACGTGATGGACCAGAAGCGCGTGCCCTACGACATCGCCGAGCAAGCCAAGGCCCGCCTGAGCGACTGGGCGGCCGAGGTGCACGACGAGCAGATCACGATGACCGCCTCGGGCGCGCGTGGCGCCGGCTCTGAAATCCAGCACTACCCGACCACGTACACCGGCTTCCCGAACGCCTTCGAGGCGCCCGACACCGGCCACCGCCAAATCTACGACGTTGCCCCGCATCGCGAAGGCTTTGAATTCATCAACGAGGTTCTTCATATGAATGTGAGTTATTTATTGTATTAGCTAATCAACCCACGAAGATTATACCCAATTTTAGTGTTGGTGAGAATGGCCGTGGTCATGGTCATGATGGTCATGGTCGTGTTCTTTATGGTCATGATCCTCATCTTCGTCATCATGAGCGGCGGCCCCATGACTATGTCCGTGGCTGTGGCCGTGGTCACCATCTGGGTCAACATACTTGTCCTTGAAGTACCAGGCCGCGAGCGCGGTCGTCAGCGGTACCGCCAGAATGAGACCGATACTGCCCACCACAATACGAAGTATCTCGGCCGCAATCACCTCTTGGTTCACAATGACGAGAAGCGGCGAAGCTGAGTACGAATAGAGGAGGATGAGTGGAAGCGACGCACCAGCGTACGCGAGCGCAAGCGTGTTCACGAGCGAACCGACATGATCCTTCCCCACTCGAAGTGCCTTGGTATAAAGCTGCTTGAAACCAAGCTTAGGATTGGCTCCCTTGAGTTCCTGGACCACTGACGCTTGAGTGATAGAGACATCGTCGAGAACACCGAGGAGTCCGATGATGATACCGCCAAGGAGCAGACCCGATAGATTAATGGTGCCGCCGGTCGCGAGGTTGAGATAAACCGACGTATCATCAGCAAAGCCAGTAAAGCGCATCCAAGTCACCCATATCCAGGCCAAGAGACAGGTAGCAAAGACGGCTCCAAAGGTGCCAAAGAACGTGATGACCACGCGTGGTTTGAACCCATGTGTGAAGAAGAGCGTGGCCGAGAGTACTAGTCCCGAAATGGCGAGACTCGAGAGCGCTGGCGAATAGCCCTTGAGCAGAGCCGGAATGAGGAGGAAGATAATTGCCGCAAAGCTGAGACCAAGACTCAAAATAGCGCGCACTCCCTGCATTCCCGAGAGCCAAACCACGAGACCGACAAAGAGCACGATGAGTACCACGAGCGGTCCACGGCGCTCAACATCTTTGAAGGTGTAATATTCTGTCCCGTCGATAGCCAATAAATGATTGATGAAAATCTCGTCACCTTCTTTTAGGATAACCAGGTCATTCTCGAGCGGCACTACCTGACCTTCCTTTGATCCCTCTAACAAGAGAACACGAAGTTCCTGAACGGTTGTCTTCGTTCCGGTACCAGTTATCTCTCGCTCTGACTCACTCACTACTTCTATCACTTCTCCCTTCACCAGTTCTTGAAACTCTTGATGAACCTCCTGCGCTGAGACCAGACCAAGCTGGTTGACGAGAAAGAGCCCAAGTACGCCAATACTGAGTACAATTTTTTTATATTGCATCACCATACACTAGTAACTTACTATTTTTGATAAGTCTGTACGCGTGCTTAGAAGAGAAAACGGGCGACGTAGAAGCCGACACCAGCCCCAAGCATGAACGTAAAGAAAAGAGTGACCAGTAATGATTCGTGGTCCATATTCACCTTCGAGTGTAGCACCACGGTCAAGAAGGAGCAACTGCGGAGACTCGACTTTTTCTCTAAAAATAGGTATAACTATCCGCACTGTAGTAGGCAACTACTACCTATATATGGCGGCTATGGTGTAACGGTTAACACTGAGGTTTGTGGAGCCTTCGATTCGGGTTCGATTCCCGATAGCCGCCCTAACGAGAATTTATCTAAAAAGTCCCTACATATAGGGATTTTTTAGTTCTAGCCTGATATACTTTTCAAACAAAATGAATACAAAAATTGCTATTGTTTGCTCTGGAGGGGGAATGAGGTGTGGATACGCGGGTGGAGTTCTTGTTGCTCTCGCAAAGGAACTTAATTTTACTTCTCCAGAAATAGTTATTGGGGGTTCTGGTGGTGCAAGTAGTTTATTGTATTATTTGACCCAACAGTATGAAGATATAGAAACTGTAGCAGTTGATTTGTTATCCTCGCCACAATTTATTTCATTATTGAGAATTAGAAAAATTGTGGACGTTGATTATTTAATTGATGTGATTTACAAGGAGCGAATGCCTTTAGACCTTGCCAG